TGAGTCGTAGTTGTATGCCTTTGCAGTCCACTTAAACTTATGGATGTCGCTCGTAGTCTTAAGGTCAATTACGGAGTCATCTGTAACAATGTCCGCCTTGCCTTTCCACATCATGCCCTGTATCATACCAACTGCAGGAGTCTCATACAGATTGCCTGCCTTGTAAATCTCATCGTAGAATGCAATATTGCCATTGATAATGTTCACAAGACCCTGTATCTCATCCTGCTCCTTTTTAAGCATACAGAACGGAAGATTGTTATCCTCACAGAATGCTTTGTACTCTTTGGTTGTACGTGTACTCACATCAACGCTTAACATCTCTTTAGCCTTGCTAGGCTCTAATATTAACTGATGGAAGTATCTGCCATCCATGAACGCTTTACTGTCTTCTCTCTCTTTACCGAAGTCCTGAGGGTTACTGAGCAACACGCCTATGTCTGAGTTGGATAAGTATTGCTTGCCTACACCTTTGTAATATTCTACATCGTCACGTAGTTGTGTTATGATTTCTAATTCCATTACTGTGCGTTTACAAGGTTAGCAATTTCTTTCTTGACAGCAGGACTAATCTTATACTTACGAACTAACTGACCACCAATCTTCTCAAGACCTAAAGCCTTGTTGGTTGTTACGTACTTAACAACGGCATCCCAATTAGCTGTGCCTTTCTTTAATTCAATTAAGCCATCATCTGTAGCAGTATCTGCTTTTTTTGGTGCCTCAGGCTTCACTGTTGCAGTAGGCTCACCCTCAGGTAAGTCCTCACCTGCATAGATATAGATTCCCATTCCAAACATCGCTAAGTTTTTAACCAAGCAACGCATAATGGTCTTGTTAATGTCGAACATAGTAGCTGACTCAACCTGCTTATCGCCATATCTTGTGCTGTAGGTATAAGAACGCTTAAGCATTGACTTGTTTGCTCCATCCATAACCGGTAGCCACATCTCCAATGTCTCTCCTTCAATGGTCACAGTAGTGTGACACATAAAGCCAAGAGACTCATCATAAACTGTATCTAAAACTTTATAGGTAGCATCAGGACACTCACGCTTAGTTGCTGACCATGCCCATGCCCATGATAGGTAGCTAAGGTCTTTTTTCTTCTCAACGTGCTCATTCACATTGATGGCGGATAGCCTCTCGAAAACTGATTTTTTCTTTTCCATTTGATTTGATTTAAGTGTTTGCACCTGAAGGTGCAAATATTTGATTTGATTAATTGACAATACTAAATAAATACTGCTCTCTCTACCTCTTTGACAATGGACACATAGTCCCTGTCTTCTTCCATCCTCTGCTCAACAGAAGAGATTCCGTAGATTATTGAGGAATGCTTGATTTCGTATCCTGCTTCTCTCATATACTTTTGGATATATGTAATCTGCATAGGTCTCTTGTTACACAGGTAATAAACCAAATGCCTCGCATCTACGCACTCCCTCTTCTTTGACTTAGAGAACATCTCGTCCCTACTTACGCTAAAAAGGTCAGAGACCCTTTCCACGTACTGATTAAAAACATCGTGCTTCATAACTTCTAATTAATTTAAAACAAATATAGTGAATATGTTCATACATCGTTCAATTATTTGTCAATTTTTTCTAACAATTTTATTTCCGCTTCGTCAAGTGAGCGACTCTTAAATGTATCGTCTACGTAGAACTCTCCTGACTTCAAAACTTGAATGTAATACCCGTCAGCATATGCTACAACGTCAGTACATTCTTCTAATAGTTTCTCTGTTAGATTCTTTTTAAGGAATGATTCCTTGCATATAAACCTGCCCGTGTCAATTAAATTCTCCATTTGATTAATGTTAATATGTATAATTTTTGTACAAATATAGTACAATTTATTTGACTGCCAATAAATCATTGTACTTTACATACACAAAACCATCGTGCGTAATCTTGTCAGCCTTCTCCCAAGACTCAGGAGTAATAAAATGAGTAGTACTAAACACTGACTCTTTTACAAATGTCCCGTCAACCATCTTGCCCTTACGGTCTTTGATTTCATTCCAAGCAACCTCCAAACAATCTAATGGCTCAAGACCTAACTGCTTTGATAATACAATCAGCGTGACCAATGAGTCCCCGATTCCGTCAATGATTTTTGCGTGGTCATTTTTAAGTATAGCGGAGGCGGTCTCACCGACCTCCTCCATTACCTTAAGCATCTGCTTTGGTGCATTCTCCTTCTCAAGTAACCCCTTCTCCTGAGCCCATGCTGTTACGTTTGTAACCAACTCATCCAATGTTAGTAGCTTATCCATATACCACCTCTCCCATCGCTAAATATTGGAACACCACATCTGCTGAACTAGCATCGCCTTCCTCACGTACATGGCTTTCTAATGCCCATCTGCTATCGCTATCTGATAGCAACTGTAGTCTTGCCTGCATTGTGCTTTTAGATACGACACCAATTAACTCATCCTCCTGCTCCGCATCATTGACAAGAACTTTTACATCGTGGTCTAAGATTGCCTTAAGTATGGCTGTACTGATATACGGGTCTTCTGACTTAGGAACTGCGTCCCTGATGGCTTTGATTGATTCCTCAGGTAGGTAGTACCAATAGTTACTGCCACCCTCCAATGCTGTAACAAAAACGTCTTCCAAGACCTCTCTGCTGATTGTTTGTTTGATTGTGATTTCCATGTTATTTGATTTGACTTGATTTCAAATAGGTTTCGATTTTGCTGTAAAAATAATCATACTCATCCTGAACGTAGTCTCTATATTTTAACTCATCTTGACCATCTTCACAGATAGGCTCGTAATGATTTTCATACTTTACTTGAATGAATAAGTCTGCTATCTCACACGCCAATTCATTTAGATAAAAGGTCGCCTTTGGCGTACCGTTGATTTGATTTTCCATGTTATACTTACTCCTCTTTTAATTCAATTTTTAAATAATCACATTCAAAATGAATATCAACATTTACCTGCTCCATTATGCCTTCGCTTGATAATACCGTGTTAAGAACATCATATGCTTGTTCATCTGTGCATTCGTAAATGTCTGTCACGTCTTGAGTGCTCCATAAATTGTCTACAAAATAACCGTGTTGCTTCAATATGGCTTTTGCTTTTTGTACCTCTGTTAACTGTTCCATTTGATTTAATTTATATTTAAGTAAAATTCTATAAAAACCTCTACAATAAAAACAACTACAATTATTGCAACTGCTAATATTACTGCCCAAAAAGCACGATTTTCTTTTTCAGGCTCTTCTTCAATAAAGTGCATCATAACTGTATAGCCTCAAAATTTTCTTCTGATATGATTATTGCTCTTGTGTACGCTACGTGCAATGCTGATAGGTAGTCAAATGGATTACCTACCAAGTCATTCTCTCGCTCAAAGTTAACAATAGGCTGAACTACCTTCCTGATTTGCTCCTCGCTTAAGGATGTCATTATATAAAAGTCATCCTCTGACCACTCTGTGGTCTTGATTATAAATACTTGCATCTCAATTCTCTCTTGTTTTTCTTTGAATGTCCTGTTCTCTCTTCTCGAAGGATTCTAGCAACCCCATCAGCTCATCTAGCTTATGACTTTCCCTAAACGATTCCTGAAGTTTGTCGTGTACGCTTTGTGTCGCAAGAATTAAGATTGCCTCCTGAGACAACTCCTTGTGTAGATACTCAGACAGAATACTTAAACTTAAAGAACCTGAACTGTCTTCAGACCATTTAGCTACTGCCATTGTAATACCCATTGCAACCTCTTCAGTTGATTGCTTCATTCCCAATGCCTTTGTCAATGAGCCGGCATTGTGGTTGAACTTAATTTCACTTTTCATATTTTTTTGTTTATGGTTTAAAAATCTGTTTCATGCTTTTGCAATCATCAGCCGAGACACTCATCCCGATACAGAGGGTAGTGTCTTCACCGACACTACCCATAAACTTAGTCCCAATGCTGAAACCGTAACACATCAGACTCAGTGAACCACTCATCGCACCCACTGCAATGATAGTTTGCGAACTCATCATGCTCCAAATCGTGAAAGCAATTTACACAAATTGGCTTCTCATTCTCAATGTCGAACTCGCACCCCTCGCATTCATCATCCTTTATCTCAAGAAGATTCAACTCATATTCACTGAACCTACTGAATGACCTGACCGTCTCCACCTCGTCCTGCTCCTTATACCAACTGTATTGATATGGCTTCTGTGTGTACGTCTTGTGGTGAACCTCACCTGCTGAACGCTCCTTGATATTGAAGTATATCCAACAGTTGAACACCCTGCCATCTGTGGCTTTTATCTCAACCTGCTTCCTCCTGTACCAATTAGGATGCCCCTCTAACCTGTCTAACTCAGCCAATACTGTTCCACTGACTTTGAATATGTCCACCTCCACATTGTGACCTCTACCCTTGTCCTCAATCAGATAGGGTAGACCCTTGATGACCAACGGATACTTGTCTTTGGTCTGACCTTTGCCAATGTACTTTGAACTCGTAAGGTAGCTGTAGTAGTTACTATAATTTTTCTTCAGCGTGCCATACACGGCAACTAAATTGTCCTCTAACACATTGTCCTTGCTGTACCATACGCCATCCTTCTGAACCCACGATTCTTTGTTGTAAATCTGAAACGTCCTGCTGTACGTGTTAATCGTAACGAACCTACAATCATAACGCTCCAACTCTTGCTTCCACTTGTGACGTGGTACACGCCCGATATTCTCTGCCAATACTCTTGAGTCACTTTTCTTGTGGTCACCCAATGCTCTGATAGTACCGTTCATCATCAGCCACTCCTGCTTATTGTTACCGCACCTGAACGGGTGCGTATTGTCTCTGTTGATAGCCCCGACTGTAGCGTATCTGAAGTGAGCAATGTACGGACGCTCTGTATCCAATACCTTGTACTCTGCTGATTTGTGGTACGTCACGTGAAACGTGTCCAACCAAATGATTCCCAACCCGTGCGGATTGATTCTTGCTGAAGTTTTTGCAACCTCCTGAGGAACTGTCTTCCCTGACTGCTTGATAATAATTATACACATAGTTTTTTGTTTAATAGGCAGTGTCTATGAAGACACAGAACCTAAGTAATGAACGAATAATGAACTAAGATACGACATTTATCTGACATACGCAAATTTATTTTAATAAACTATTCTTGCGTCAAATTTTTTACGTTCCAATTTTGGATGCTTTTCAATGAATTTATAGTATGCCTTGTCAATAGCCTCCCACTTTGTGTGAGCGACTATTGACCATACGCATACCTTACCATAATAGACATTGAAGTAGTGACTGTTTTCCACTATAAAAGGTTTTGAACTGCTACAACTATAGCCCCTAATACATACAATCCAACTACTATAGCCAAGATTGCTTTCAACCAATTGATGTTCTTTAATTCTCTCATATTAATTCTATTAAATCTAAATCGTTTTTTATTCTTATTGCTTTTTTTCTTGCCAACTCATAGGCTTTGGCTCTTGTGCGTGCTTTTACTTTTACGAACCTCATAGGGTCGTGATAGTAGTGTGCTGAAAATATATATTCTCTCATCTTTTTTAAGTTTGTAGTACCTACTATTTACCTACTATAAATATCTTCCCAACCATCAACCGCACGCTCATTGTAGTGCCTCGGCTCATCCTGTTCCTCATTATCATCAGCCTCAACCCAATAGTCTAACTCAGGGAAACATTCAGTGTGACGCTTTAGCATCTCGCTTGCCTCCTGTTCTGTTAATCCTCTTGTATGGCATACAGCGTACTCACTACATGCCTCCATCAATCTAAATAGTCTCATATTTTTCTTAGATTATAGGGCTCTGCATCAAGCCCATATTCAAAACTATACCCAATCTCATTTAGTTTGCTCTCAGCGTCCCGCAACGATTCATAGGACTGCTCCATCGCGTCAATGATTGCACGCACCTCATCAGGTAGCGTCTCGTAATGCTCGAATAAATCTTTTTGATTCTCGCACATCTCGCATAGGTCATACTCAAACCACATATCGTGGCGTCCTTGTAGGCGTGAACACTCTGAACACTCCCATACATCATTTGGTTTTGTCATCTTATAGGTTTTTAATTGTTTCATAAATTCTAACTCCATTCTTCACCTCCATTGGTATTTGATAAACTGCTGTAAGCCTATTCAAGTACGTCTCGTATTCAACCAACTCCTTCTCAGGCAAATACAATAGCCTGTCAATTACGTTCTGAATTAATTCATTCCGCTGTTCAATTGTTTCTGTTGTCATAATTTTTTGTTTTGTGTAGGGTGTTTAAACCCTACGTGTTTAAAATTCCGTTTCGTTCTTTTGAACTCATCAGCCTGAGCACTCACTCAGGGACGGTTACACAACCCCTAAGGGCTGTGTAATTGTGTCTTTGCAGACACTACCATTTTTAATCAGGCAACTGACCCACCTCAATTGCTAAGTCAAGCCCCGACTCCAACGCATCGTTAATGTCCGCATAGGACTCACATAGACTCTCACTGCCATTATCGTGCAACGTGTACACTTCAAACAGTCCGCTCTGAAACACTTCTTTTGCTTTGTCGGTTACCAATAACCACACAAATGCATCTCTAATTTTCATTTGATTTTCCATTTTTTTTATTTTTTAATTTTAAGGTTTCTAATTGTTTTTCAAATTCAATTCTCATTCCATCTAAATCGTAACCCTCAACACTTAATTCTTCATCAATATAGTGGTACATTTTTCTCACCAAAATATAATCAGTTTCTTTTTCCATAATCTTAAATTGATTTAATTGTTTAATAAAACTCTAACTGCTTTTACTACGTCATCAGGATGAACCACTATAAAGTAGTTTGGTCTGTACATGCCCGCAGTGTCGGACTCCATACGCTTTGTCTCTATGCCCGCCTCTGTAAGCAACGCCTCCACCGCCTCAAGCCTTGACTCCACCAACGTATAAAAGACGCTGTACACGGGTCGACTGTAGCCCTCAGGCATCCATTCACTTGTCGTGTCAAACTCAGGCTCAATAGCCACCGCCTGATACTCAAGCTCCCACATTTGCCTTCTTCTATATCCGTCCCACACCCATACGTTAGTCCATTCACCGTTCCACTCCCTGCCATTCAGAAACCATACGCCACGCTCCTGCCTTACACTGACACCATTCAGCCCGTTTAACCGTTCCTTTGTGGTCTTGCTATCCCATCCCGCATCAGTAATCCATAGGTTATTACCACGCCATTCAGCTATCTTGTTTTCAAATAACCACAGGCAATCGCCATCCGTTCTGCTGTTGTCAATCTTTAACGACCTACGTTCCTCAAACGCCCTCGTAATTTCTGCTGTAATCTGTCTCATTTTTTCTTTGATTTAAAGTCCTCAATTAATACGTTAATAGTAAGCCATAAAAATAAACTCAGACTGCCAATAATAACAGCCTCAATAATTGTGATTTGTGTTCCCATTTTTTTTAATTATTAATTGCCTCGTTATACGTGTCAAAAAAGTTTTCTTCACCACCTCTTAGGGCTAAAAACTTTATTGCATAACCTCCCTGATAATTTGTGAAGTGCACAATCTCAATCCAATTTTCTAAACAGATACGTGCTTCAGTGACTGTCATGTCATAAACAGAATACTTGATTTTCACTGTTGGGCATTGCTCATTGTAAACTCTTAACAACTCATTGGTCATTTGTTTTTCACTTTTTCTCATAATTTTTAAATTTGTGTAGGGCTTTTAACCGCTACGTGTTTATAATTCCGTTTCATGCTCTTGCAATCATCAGCATAGGCAACTACCTATGTACGGCAATATTGTAAATGAGATAGTGTCTGCATAGACACTATCTCATATTGTGCTTATCTTGAGATATATGAATTTATTTCAGCATCAATAATGCCTGTCAAGATATATTTCCTGAAATGCTTTGCTACGCTGAATATAAAATCAACCCTGTTTTCTTCGCCATTGTACATGGATAGGATGATAGGCTTTATACGCTTCAGAAACGCTTCGTGCGACCCGTTTGGGTTGTTTACACTAAAGTCAACCAATTCATAAAACAGCTCATAACGTCGCATCATTTGCTTAACAGACTCAAACCGTGACGGTAACCTAAACTCTAAGCAGTTATGCTTAGATAATGCCACCTCATAACGTGTGCCCGTGCTAATGTCTTCTAACCTGTTATTATGGTTACAATAGCTATTTCTTAACCTGTTGCGAAATAATGCAAACACAATGCCTGAATTTTTACGGACTGCCTGTCTTAATTCTCTGCCTGTCATGCCATCTACAGCGACCGTAATATGACCGCCACAATTAGCACTTGACGGGCTGTAACGGTCATCTATTATCTTTTCAGCTTTATGCATCATATCAAAAACCTTTGTACGCCACTTGCCCGCGGGCAGTAATGGCAGTACGTGCGTAACCGCCTCATAACCGCACGAAGAGTCCCGCTCAAAACCGCAAAACAATTCATATTCCTTTACAGCGTTTCGGCTCAATTCATTTTTTTCAACCTCAAAACCGATGGTAAATTTTGACTCAAAGTCCATACCGTCAAATTTGATAGCTTTGCTTTGCTCTGATTTTTTAAGACCCGACACGTCAACGGCGTGCTTAGTCTTGTTAAGAAATAAAGGTGCGGGCTTAGAATGATAGCCCGTAACGACACCTCTTTGGTGTTCACCTGTAGTCGTGTAAACAATACCCTGATTGCTCATAATTTTAGGTTTTTAGTGTCTGTAAAGACACGGTTAGTTAATAGATGATATTAAAAATGCAATTGCCTGATTGATTTGCTCGCTTGTATTGGTAGTCTTTACTACGCCATTTGAGTCAACACGTACGGACACGTTACCGGCATCCGTTTTGTAGGTGAACGTCAAGACCGTACTTGCACGCTCTGCAGTCTCTTCACCATCTTTTCCGCCCTCGCTATCAGATGATTTGATGAATTTTAATAAGCCCTCAATTGTACGGTTATTTGGCTCAAACTCTTTGTACTCCTCTACCTTTACCGTTTCAACCGTGCCCGCTTTTACTAACTTGTAAAAGAATGATTTTTGATAGCCGTAAACTTTTAATGCAAATTCTTCAGCAGTCCAAGTAATGCCCTCATTTGCCATCGTCGCTTTGCCCGCTGTAGATTTGTACCACTCAAAACCATCTGCCACTATCTGTGATAATTGCAAGCTTGTTTCAAATCGTTTCTTAGTGGCGTTCAAATCGGCTGTAGTTAACCGTCTCAATTCACGTAGTTTTAAGCCCTCAATTGCGTTTGCAGTGGTTAGGAAGTGGCTTTCAATTGCTAATAATGTGCTCATAATTTTGTTTTTAAGTGTTAAATGTTCAATTTTCGTCAACCGTCCGTCGGTTGCATGTACAATTATCGTCAATTACTTTATATCTGCAAAATTTATTTTCACTTTTTTTCACTTTTTTTTAATTTATTTGATTTAGAGTAAGTTAGACGCGATTTTTTATTGAACAAAATTTAGACGGTTAGTTGACGGGCAAGGTGTTAAGCCCTCTTTTAAGGTGCTTTGTGTCTATAAAGACACGTTCTAACAGGTAAACAGGGACGCACACACGCACACAGGACGCGGATACAGGGCACGGGCACGGCAAACAGGGCATGCACGGGTGCAATGGGCACGCAATGGGGGGCACGGGCACGGGATACGTGTAGCAAAACGCCAAAAAATCAGCAAAGGGCAAAGGGAAACGCACCCCCACCCCATGAAAAAAAAGTCACTTTCGGTCCGGGGCTCGCCTCGCCAAACCGCTATATAGCCCAAACACTACTTGTATTTAATTCTTATATTTGACTGAAATATTTCGTGTACGTTTTAAAACAATTATTATGAAGTTAAAATTTGGAAACTCTGTTTACAAGGCAGACTTGTCAAACAGTATTTATCAGCAGAGTGGTGCTGACTTTGGGTTGACTGTGAATAAGGGTATGTTGATTAACAACAGACCTGATGGACAGACCGGCATTCAGCAGGCTGCACAATTGAAGAGTGATGTTAAGCGTGCTAAGAAGATTGACATGTATGCTGAGGCTGTGATGTTGGGTAATATGAGGGAGATGTAATTGGTGTATCATCCAATTTATGAGGGGTGTCTTTAATTAAGCTCCCCTTATTTTTTTCTATTTAATGCATACATCAGATAATACCTTTGTAGGATTCTGATGTATAAATGTCAAGATTGACATTTTATACCTGTTTTTATGTCGATTTTATGTCGATTTTATTTTCATAACTTCCTTATTATTAATACTTTATCTCTTTAATGTCGAAAATGTCGAAAAAAAAGAAGAAATGTAGTGTAAAAAAAATAGAAAGGAGGGGAATATATATAGTAGTAGTAGGGGAAAAATTTTCGACATTCTGTCATTTCTATGGTAAACCATACCATAATCTTTGTTGTTGGTATTGTTAAGGCATATTTGCTTAAAATAAAATCGACATTATTTAAGAAATAATCGACATGGCATAAAATTTGTTGACATTTGATTATATTTGTGGTATAAAAATTAAATCAAATTAAATGATAGAGACATCAGGAATTGGGTATTCACCCAAGGACTTGCAGTTCGGAAACGAGGGACGCAAGAAATTAATCAGTGGAGTTATTAAAATGTCAAAGGCTGTCAAGTCAACCTTGGGTCCAAGTGGAAACACGGTGCTCATTGAGAGCCCGCATCATACTCATGGTATTACTGTGACTAAGGATGGTGTTACTGTGGCTAAGGCTATTGACCTGATTGACCCAAGTGAGAACCTTGCGGTTAAGATGATGAAGGAGGCGGCAGATAAGACCGCTACTGCGGCAGGTGATGGAACGACTACGGCTATTGTCTTGACTGAGGGGTTAGTGTTAGGTGGTCTTGAGCATATCAAGGACGAGATGAATAGGACTGAGGTGTTGAGACACATGGTGGACATAACTGCTAAGGTGGTGGACAAGCTAAAGCGTAAGGCAAAGAAGGTCAGCAGTACGATGCTATTAGACGTGGCATCAATCTCATCAAACAATGACCGTGAGATAGGGCGTATTATTTCTGAGGTATACAAGGATGTGGGTAAGACCGGTATTGTTACGGTGGAGCGAAGCCAAACGGCTGAGACGTATGCCGAGACAACCAAGGGGTTGAAGATTGATAGGGGGTATTTAAGTCCGCTGTTCATTAATGACACCAAGAAGGATGAGTGTGTGTTTGAGGATGTGATGGTATTGGTGGCTGACATGGAGATAGCAAACATATTGCAAATTGAGAACGTGCTAAAACCAATAATTTCCGAAGGAAAAAAATTATTGGTGATATCGCCGTGCAATCCTAACGTGGTAAACACGCTTGCAGCAAACAGCATGAAGGGAAATTTGAAGGTAGTGGCTGTGCCGCCACCAAACTTTGGATATAAGCAGCATGAGCTGATGCATGACATAGCGATAAGCGTTGGTGCTACCTACTTCAGCGAGAAGACGGGTGACGACTTGAGCATCATCAACTACGGTGACTTGGGTCACGCAAGTAAAGTCATTGTGAGCAAGGACAAGACGGTTATCATTCGCAGTGCAGCAAAGTCAGACGAGAGTATTATTGAGGAGCGTGTTAAGCAGTTGTGGAACGCACATAAGGAGGCAACTAAGAAGGGTGACAAAGACTTTATATTGGAGCGTATAGCATCACTTACAGGTGGCATAGGTGTCATCTTTGTGGGTGGTCAGACTGACCTAGAGCAGAAGGAGCTGTACGACAGGGTTGATGACGCGGTCTGTGCGGTACGTTCAGCACTCGAGGAGGGTATATTGCCCGGAGCAGGCAAAGCGTTGCTTGATGAGAGTGCTGACTTGGGACAGGAGAGTAATAGTGTTGAGTATAATGCCGCACTTGCTATTGTTCGCAATGCACTGATGGCTCCATTCCAACAAATATTGGCTAACGCAGGTCTTAAGCCGAGTGACGTGTACAAGGACAAAACTCCTATTGGTCACGGATACAACCTAAAGACAGGTGAGATGGGTGACCTGATTGAGATGGGGGTTATTGACCCGCTAAAGGTTACACGATGTGCACTGCAGAACGCAGTGAGTGTGGCAGTGACCATACTTTCAACTAACGCAATCATTACAATGGCACGCACCTATGAGCAGCAACAATAAAAACATGGGATGGCAATGCCCTAATTGCTTAGTAGTGTACGCTCCAAGTGTAGAAAGATGTGAGTGTTCTGTTCTACCAAAGGGGTCATTTAGTGGCTTTGGAACGACAACTACAGCAACAATAACAATGTGTAGTGGGTATATAAGTGAAACAAAAGATGGGATATGCTCTAAATGTGCAAATCCTAAATGGAATCACCCAACTTATACGTAATTAAAAAATATATGAAACCAATCGGAAAATATATAATAGTTAAAGACATACAAGAGACCATCACTACGGAGAGTGGTCTGATACTATCAGGTGAAGACACCAATCAGCTACGCTATAAGCGTGCCTCTGTCATAGCACCCGGCACTGACGTGAGTGTTATTGACGAAGGTGACGAGTTATACTACGACAAGGGTCACAGCTTCACGATGCTCATAGATGACAGTCAGTATACCATCATCTCTGAGCGTGACGTGGTTGTGGTGCTTTAGTCTTCTTCTTCTTTGACTTGTTTTGGTGGCGTACGGTAAGGGTTTGCTTTTTGGTAGGCGTTCATTTGGATAATCATGTTCCTATAAACCTTATCATTGTAGCAAACATTCTTATGGAACATTGAGTTGTATGATATGCTAACGGGGATTTCTTCCCCGTTTAGTTTTCTGTAGATGTCCAATACCATGCGAGTAGCTTTAAAACTCAGTTGATAAAGTGCTTTACCATCCTTACCTTTCCTTCTGAATCGTTCAATCCATCCTTCATGGCGTAGGCGTTCAAATCTTCCTAACTCCCAACTTACAAGTTCAGCAAATTCATCGAACTTTTCCTTGCCAAAATAGCTTTCTGAGTATAAAAAAAGTATCATGTCAAGGTCAGCTTGACCTAAACCATGCTTGGATTTCATGTAATATCTTATTACTCTCCAAAATTTTAGGTAGTCATGTGGTTGTGTTTTCATTTAATTAAATTTTATTACATTTGTATATCAAAATTACATTTTTATTATGGCAACTGAAAAGAAGGAACCAACAACAAAAAGTCTACAACAACAATTGGATGCTATTACTTTCAAAAATGCCCAAGCTGAAAAGATAAAATCTATTCAAGAGGGCACAGAAAGGTTGAAGGACAATTTGGGTCGTAATAAAAAAAATTACCAAGCCGCTGTTGGCAGAGTTCAAGGACTTCAAGGTCTTCAGGGCATGGGTAATACACTAGGAATGCAATTTACAAAAACTAAAAAATAAAAAGATGAAATCAACTCCAAACTTACCGGCTTCTTCAAGAATGCAGATGCCATCAGGACCTGCAGGTCCTTCAATTAAGGGTGCATTAAAGGGGAAACTATTAGCAATGTTAGGTGGCGTTCCTTCAATAGGAGCAAGTTCTGCAATTAAAGCAGGTGGCGTAGCAAAAAAAATGGTTAAAAAAGGAAAATAACATGGCAAGCGGATTAAAAAAGTCTAAAGACGAAATAATTGATGTCTCAGAAGAGGTATTGGTTGAAGTTGCAAAGGCGAAAGAAGTTAAAGATGTGTATGTAAAGCCTGAGCTAAAGCAAAAAGATGTAGTTGACCATGACCCGGGCAACAAAAATAGAGATTTTAGGCATTAATTTACATGGCTGACAAGTCAAACATGAAATGCAATAGTCCTGTTCCATCGGATAGACCCGGTAAGAAGAGGATGGTAAAAGCCTGTTCCGGTGGAGAAGAAAAACTTCTCCACTTTGGAGCAAAAGGCTATGGAAACAACTACAGCCCTGCGGCACGTAAGAGTTTTAAGGCACGACATAGTTGCGATACAGCTACTGATAAGTTAACACCTAGATATTGGGCTTGTAAAAATTTATGGGCGGGTCCGGGTGGAGCCACCACAAGTAATCCTAAAAACCGTAGAGGCAAATATTAAAGTTATGAACAGAGATTATCCATTAGCACCTACATTCTTTGGAGACAAAGAGACTAGGATGAAGAGGCAGGCTGCAAGACAGGAAAACAGAGAGATAAGAAGAGGGGAAAGAAAAATTGAGCGTAGCACAGGTCTTGAGTATGAGCCTCGTGTTAGAAAGCGTGACAAAAAAATATGAAAAACATTGTTAAGAAAGCAGCAAAGTACGAGTCTAAAAAGTCATTAGATGGTCCTATGAAGTTCCTTAAGGGGAATGCAGGCAAAGCAAAGAAATCATTTCCTGATGTTAGTGGTGATGGTAAAGTTACCAAGAAAGATGTGTTAATGGCTAAAGGAGTTATTGCAAAGAGAAAGAAGTAAGATGCCAAAGGACGCTTGTTACCGAAAAGTTAAAGCATCGTATGATGTATTTCCATCTGCTCGTGCATCACAAGCAATTGCTAAGTGTCGCAAAGGTTCAGGTGTTGTTAGGAAGACTGAGGCAGGTAGTAACTTAAAAAGGTGGGAGAAAGAGAAGTGGCAAGATACTAAAAGCGGTAAAGCCTGCGGTTCAGGTGGAAGCAATGAGTATTGTAGACCAACAAAGAGGGTGTCTTCAAAGACACCAACAACAAAGTCAGAGATAAGCCCATCAAAGTTATCTGCAAAGAAAGCTGAGAAGTCAAGAGTTGGCATGGGTAGAAGAGTTTCAAATATTTAAAATCTAATCAAATGCAAAGCAAAGGTCTTGGAGACACGATTGAGAAAATTACTACAGCTACCGGAATTAAGAAGGTAGTTGAAACGGTGGCTAAAGCTGCAGGCAAAGATTGTGGCTGTAAAGCACGTAGAGACGCATTAAACAGAGTATTCCCTTATCAAGATAAAAAATAAAAATATGTCAGTATTTAAAACAACATTTTCAAGGTCGCTAAGAGCACACCCTTCGGATAATGCAAACATTGCTTATCCCGGCTTGGCTGAGTCAGGAACAAATACAACAGCAACAGCATTAAAGCTGATTGACTCTGCTGCAACATTCATTACAAATAATGTAGCTACAGGAGACATTGTTCATAATGATACAGCAGGCACAGCAGCAACAGTAGTATCTGTAGATAGTGAGACTCAACTTACTTTAAATGCAGACATCTTTACTACAACTGCTCAGGCTTATATAGTTTATCCTGAGTCTCCTCAATCAGGAATGAGTAATCCGGGAGCTTTCTTATATGTAGGTGGAACGGGTAATGTTTCTGTTATTACAATAGGAAATGACCAAATTACTTTTGCAGGTGTTCCTGCAGGGACAACGCTTCCTATTCAAGTGCTAAAATTAAGAAGCACAGGCACAACAGCAACACTTGTTAACGCACTTTGGTAACAGTTTTAAAAATAAACTATATGACAACCCACAATTATGCTGATTCAGCAACGATAGTAAGTATCTCAAGTGCATTATTGAGCATAGCTAATTTCCAACCTTTAGTTACTCTAATAGCCTCATTGGTAGCCATTGTATCGGGAGCCTTTGCTATTCGATATTATTATCAGGCGACTAAAAAGCTAAATAAATAATGGCAAAAGCAATGAACGTAAGTTCTTACGTTAAAAAATCCGACAAAAGAGGTGTGGCTGCTAAAAGCAAAACAAGCAGCAATAAAACAAGCAAACTTTATAAAAAAAAATATAGAGGTCAAGGACGATAACATTGGAAAATTTTATTAAAAACTTCTTAGAGGGTGGATGGGTTGTATTACTCATTGGTGCAGCCGGAATGGTTGCTCGGCTTGTTACAACAAGTGAGAACCAATCGGGAGTTGATGTAATAAAAAAGATGGTAAGTGCAATGATAGCGTCTCTTATTGCGTGGTTTGTCATGGAACAGTTTGAGATTAGTTCAATGTATAAAGCTATTACTTATGGATTAGTTGGGTTAAACAGTCCTGAAATTATAAATGGAGTTCAAAAAATAAGTGGACAGTTTGCGGCTGACCCAATGTCTTTTTTAAAAAAAGAACAGCCTAAGCCAATAAGAAGAAGGAAATGAAAAATATATTACTCATTATACTAACTGCTATAATTTTAGCTATTGCAGGATTTGGCAAATATGTGGAGCAAACTATCAAGCAAACTGCCATTAGTGTTTATCAGGATAGGTTAGTGCCTCAACCTTATTTGAGCCGAAAGTTTGACTATTACGGCTCAACAATCCAAGACCAAATCAAAGTTATCAAAGGTGGCAAAATAGATTTAGTGGCTATACAGAAAGAGAAGGCAATAACTGATACCATGTGGGCAGCTTATCTAAAGACTTATCAAACAGAAGAAGAAAAAGAGGTAAGCAATAAAGCCCAAATATATATTGATATGGCTGATATTTATTTTGAGCAGATTTCTAAAGACGATATTATTACAGACGATGAAGCAAAAGAAATGGATGCAAAAATCTATCCTGTCTTAGAGTATGTAAATAACTTAATAAATATTCAAACTACTATTGGAGCAAAAGACACTAAGGGAATGATAGCTTTATTAGATAAGTTTTCAACCTTTATGATAGGGGCTATTGCTTTGGCTATTGCTCTTTTAGGTTCTATTGTTTATGATATGTTAAAAAAACCTGCTTTGCCTAAGAAACCTGTAAGAAAAGTAACAGTTAAAAAGGTGGCAGTTAAAAAGAAATGAGATTAATATTTATTTTATTATTTTTTATTACTTTCAAATCAAAGGCTCAGTATTATATTATGGTTGCTCCTAATGTAGCGTTTGATACTAAGTTACAGGATACAAAAAACCTTTTAGGTGCGACTGTTGAAGCAGGAAGATATTTTGGAAATGTAGCAGTTGGCATTAATAGTGGGTGGTGGACATTTGATAAAAAAGATTTTTACCAAGAAGCTATGGGTACCTTTCCTATTTATCAAAGATTTAGCGTAAGTGCAGCTATTGGATATTTTTATTACCATAAAGATATTACGATGGAGTATGATTTTAATTATACAGTGCCTATAAAAAAAGAATATTCATTCGTGTTAAGTTATGGTGCTCAGAGTGCTTTTGGAGATACATTTGCATCTTATTCAATAGGAATTAATAAGGACTTTAAAATTAAATAATATGAAACAGTTTTTTTGTGATGAAAATGGAAATCTAAGCATGAAGCGTTTATGCGGATTGTTATGTGTTATTGCTTTATGCGTTACTATGTATCATAACTCATTTAGCGAAGAACATACTGCACCCTCAACTATATTGGTTGAGTCAGTAGCTTTATTAGCTTTTGGTTGTTTAGGATTAACATCTGCTGAAAAAATATTTAAGAAGAAATGAAACTATCTACACATTTAGATTTAAGCGAAGTTACACGCAGCGAATCAGCAAAACGTAATCAAATCTCAAATATGCCAACAGGTGAGCATATTGCTAATTTTATAACATTAGCTGAAAAAGTATTTGAACCTATAAGAGAGCATTTTGGATTTCCTATACATATATCGAGTGGGTACAGGTCGGTTGAGCTTAATCGTCTCATTAAGGGTAGTTCATCCTCTCAGCATTGCAAAGGTCAAGCGATTGACATTGATATGGATGGTACGTCAAATGGTGTAACCAACAAAATGGTCTATGACTATATCAAAGATAACTTAGAGTTCGACCAATTAATTTGGGAATTTGGCGATAATACTAATCCGGATTGGGTTCACGTTTCCTATAGTGAAGGTAAAAATAGAGGTCAAAAATTAAAAGCAATTAAATCAAATGGCAAAACATCTTATACTGCTATTACTTAGTGTCTCATTATTCTCTTGTGCATCTAGGAAAGTAGCAGTAAATAAAACACAAGTTGAAACACGAATTGACAGCACTGCTGTTGAAAAGAAGGATAGCGTATCTGTAAAGCAGAACGCTATTTCTATTAAAGAGGATATTGATGAAGTAGAGATAGTACCAATTGATGCTACTCAACCTATAATAATAGGAGACAAAAAATACTATAACGCTATAGTTAGACTTAAAAAAACACGTAGACAAGTATTGGATACGTCCAAGATTACTGTATCTCAATCGTCTGAGAAAAAAGTTATAGTAAAAAAAGATTTAAAATTAAAAGTGTTTGACAAAAAAGTTGAGAAGAAAGCAAACTATTGGGTATTGTTATGGCTTTTATTCATACCCATTACGTGGTTTGTCCTAAGGAGGTTTGCTCTTAAATGATAATTTTTATTTACTATATTTGTATAAATCAAATTTAAATCAAATGGCTAACAAAACAGTAAAATTAACAGAACAAGAATTAGAGTTCATCAAGACAGGTACTTCAGAGTACAATAAAATCAAGATGAGTATTGGAGAATATGAATTGCAAAAGCAAAATCTTGTTCTTCAAGCAGAAAAAATCAGAGAAGCATTCTCCAATAACGAGAAGATTCTTATTGAAAAGTATGGCACTGATTCAGTGATTAATATACAAACAGGAGAAGTAACACAAAAAGAAAAATAAAATGGGAAAAATTAATTCATACCCAAATGCAGCTCTACCTATATTAACCGATAAGTTAATAGGTACTAATGTTGTTGGTCCACCCGTTGATGCAACTTATAATTTTACGTTAGCAGATTTATTGGCATTATTCCAAGAAAACTTTAATGCTCCTGCAATTATAATTGATTCGGTTCCCGTATATGTAAGTAATGCAGCAGCATTGTCAGGTGGATTAGTTATAGGTCAACTTTATAGAAATGGTGACGTATTGAATATAGTACATTAAATTTTATATAATATGTCAAAGATTAGTACATACGATGTAGCTCCTGTTCCTAAGTTAGCAGATAAACTAATCGGAACAAGTGTTGGTGGTACTCCTGATGATGGGACATATAACTTTACTTTACAGGAACTATTAACTTTATTTCTTCCAAACATTCCTGCAAATAATTTACAGGGTGTTTTAGATTACGGAAATACTGCTACTCAAGATATTAATCTTACAGGAACAATCTACACCACAGACTTAGATGTAAGTAGTATTGCAACCATTTTAGATAGTTTTTTAACAGGAGACACTCATATTACGGGCGGTCTTTATGATGTTAATACTTCAATTGGAACGGCAGGTCAAGTTCTTATAAGCACAGGATTTAATGTTGAGTGGTACACTATCCCTACAGTTATTCCTGATTTACAACAAGTTTTAACTGCAGGCAACACATCAACGATTGACATTATTTTAACGTCAAATCTTAGTGCATTAGATGTCACTTCAGATACAGCTACAATCAATAATAATATTACTATTGACGGAACATTAACCGATGGAACCGCATCAGTTGGTACTGCAGGTAAAGTATTAAGCAGTACAGGGACAGGGGTTCAATGGGTTAGCTTACCTGTTTATTCAGCAACATCTCCTTTATTTTTTGATTCCAATACAGGTGTATTTAGCATTCAGGTTGCAAATGGTACACAAGATGGGTACTTAACTTCTGCAGATTGGATTACGTTTAATGGTAAGCAGAATGCAGGAAATTATATTACAGCCTTAACAGGCGAAGCTACTGCAACAGGGCCCGGTTCTGTTGCTATTACCCTTACAAACTCTGCTGTAATAGGCAAAGTACTAACAGGTCTATCAATTACAGGCTCTACTATTGCGGCAACCGATACAATCTTACAAGCATTTGGAAAGGTTCAAAATCAGATAAACGGTAAGCAAGATACTATTATCCTAACTACAACAGGAACAAGTGGAGCGGCGACTTTAATAGCAAACACGCTTAACATTCCTCAATATACCGATGCCTTTGTAGGTACAGTTACAAGCGTGTCTGCTCTAACATTAGGTACAACAGGAACAGATTTAAGTTCTACGGTAGCCAATAGCACTACTACTCCTGTAATTACTTTGAATGTACCTACTGCAAGTGCAGCCAATAGAGGGGCGTTGAGTTCTACCGATTGGACTACTTTCAATAGTAAGCAAGATGCAGGCAATTACATAACTTCTTTAACAGGAGAGGCTACTGCATCGGGGCCGGGTGCGGCTTCCGTTACTCTTGGCAATACTGCTGTAATAGGCAAGGTATTAACAGGTCTTAATGTTACAGGCGGAACGGTAATATCAACTGATACTATTCTCGCTGCGTTTGGTAAAGTTCAAAACCAAATCAATGGATTAGTTGGTGGAAGCATCTTTCAAGGAACTTGGGATGCAAGTACAAATACTCCTGCTTTAGCAAGTAGTGTAGGAACAAATGGATATTACTACATTGTTAGTGTTGCAGGTTCAACAAACCTTAATGGCATTACAGATTGGAAAGTTGGAGATTGGGCAATATTTGCAGGTACAACTTGGCAGAAAGTAGACAATACTGATTCAGTAGCTTCTGTAAATGGGTACACAGGAACAGTTAGTTTAGTTACAGGAGATGTATTAGAGGGTGCAGGCTCATTACCAAGCAGACCTTCACAACTATACTTTACAGATGCAAGGGCAAGAGCAGCGATTAGTTTAACTACTTCGGGCAGTTCAGGAGCTTCAACATACGATAGTGCAACAGGGGTTTTAAATATTCCTAACTACTTGCAAGATTTAAGCGGTTACGTTACTTTAAACACCGCACAAACTATTACAGCGGCTAAGACTTTTTCAACTTCAGGGAATAGCGATACGCTAATTATCAATCATTCAAGTGGTTCGGGGATTGCGTTAAATATTACAAAGGGTGGGAATGGCGAGGGTATTTATGTTAATAAGACTTCGGGAAGTGGTAATGCGGTTACAATCATAGGAACTCTAAATGCTACAACTTTGGTTAAGAGTGGTGGCACATCTGCGCAATTTCTAAAAGCAGATGGTACAGTAGATTCAACAACTTATCAAGGTGCAATTACCTTAACCACAACAGGCACAAGCGGTGCAGCGACTTTTATAAGCAATACGCTAAATATACCTGATTATGGAGGTGCGTTAACAGGTTACGTTCCCTATACAGGTGCTACTCAAAGTGTTGATGTAGGTACATTTGATTTAACGTCTAGATATTTAGTTGCAGCTGGAGCATCAGCATTAGGTGGTGTTATAAGTATGAGGCAAGATGCAGCTTATCTGCCAAAGGGTAACGGCTATTCTAGTATTGCTTCTTCAGGAGTTTTATTTGATTTCTATGGTTACACAGGAGTATCTACTTATAAGAATTTTTCATTTAGGTTTGACAGCTTAACAAATAACACTAATAGAACCTATACCCTACCTGATGCTACAGGAACTCTAGCTTTAGTAGGTGGAGCAGGTGTAGGAACTGTTACAAGCGTCGCTGCGATTACTTTAGGTACAAGTGGTACTGACTTATCATCTACGGTAGCTAATGGCACTACAACGCCTGTAATTACGTTAAACGTACCTGATGCAAGTGCATCTAATAGAGGTGTTGTTACTACAGGAACGCAAACATTTGCAGGTGCTAAGACTTTTAGTAGTCAATTAACTTTAAGTTCTACCATTACTAACGGAACATACACCTATACGCTACCATCAGCTACAGGTACTTTAGCTTTGACATCTGCTTTGAGTGGTTACTTACCATTGACAGGAGGTACGCTTACAGGTAGTTTAACAATTAATGGAGGTGGCTTATTAACTTTATTAGGTGCAAAAATAGGAGGTGATGCGGGTGGTACAATAGATTTTAATTATAATACAGGAGGTACTCCTTTGTTTACTTGGTGGGGTGGTACAACTTCATCTAAATTTAGTGTTACATCCACAGGAGCAGCTACGTTTAGTTCAACTATTGCTGCTACAAGTGCTACGTTTAGTGGAAACACAAATTTAGGTACTAATGGAGGTATTACAAGAATAGGACTTGGTACGACAACTTTTATAACAGACGAATTTTTAACAATAGCGTCAAATTCAGATAACCATAGTCAAATCATAAATGTAAAAGAACAAAATGCAGCAGCAAGTGGAACACCATATCTTGTTTTAAGAAAAAGTGATGATAC